TCAAACGCTAACGGGGACAGAGAACTGCAAGAATGGTTTCTTGAAACAACAAACGAATATGTTAACAAACACCACTGGACACTGAGTAAGAATCATAAAGAATTATTGTGGAAATTATTTGCCAGTACAGGCATCGGGTCTAAATTATATCATCCCTATCTAGCATCAAGTAAAAAAACAAAAACAGATAAATTTGAAAAACTTCTCTGCGAATTGTATCCTACAAAAAAGTTAGATGACATCAAAATATTAGCCTCTATGATGACAAAAAAAGACAGAGAAGAGGTATTTGATAACATGGGTTTAGATCCTAAACAACGTAAAGAATATGAATAATTCTCAAGGGATTAGAAAATTTCGTGTATAGCAAAGATGATAGCACTAGTTGATCAACCCTACAATTGTGTCCACTGCGGCAAGAGTTTTATGAAAGAAAAAACTCTAGTTGCTCATATGTGTGAACGAAAACGTCGTGCCCTACAACGTGATGAAAAACGTGTTCAGGCTGGATTTATGGCCTATAACAGATTTTATAAATTAACACAGAACGCCAAAAAAAATAAAACCTACGATGAATTCTGTGACAGCGGTTATTATAATGCATTTGTAAAATTTGGCAGTTTCATTAATAATGTAGATCCTTTGTATCCTGATAAATTTATAGACTATGTGATAAAAAGTGGTGTTAAATTAGATCATTGGTGTAGAGATGAATTGTACGAGGCCTATCTACTAGACATGCTAAAAGTCGAACCGGTAGAATCTGCCACGCAGCGAACTTTAACCACAATGATGGAATGGGCAGATGCAAATGATTCAAAATTCCAACACTACTTCGAATACGTGAATTTAAATAGAGCAGTGCAAGATATATTAAACGGAAAAATAAGTCCTTGGATTATATTAAATTGTAATTCAGGTAAAAAAATGATGGCCAATATGAATGACGACCAGTTATCACTTATTTCAGCGGTAGTTGATGTTCCTTATTGGTTTAAAAAATTCAAAGAATATCCTGCAGATGTTGCTCTTATACAAGAGATATGTAAAGAAACAGGTATAGGATGACAGTTATACGATTAGAAAATGTAACCGCTAGTAGAATTATGGAAATAGCCAAAGAATTAAGAAATTCTAACATGGATTTTACATTTTCTTATCATCCCTCAAAATGGGATATAGCAGTTGGATCTACGCCCAACTACACAAATTTTACATTTAATCAGGCTAGAGATGCTACTTGGTTTGTTTTGAAATATGTTAAACACTAGGAAAGGGTGTGAATGACCAGATACGAAGGAATGAGACCAAAAAAGTGGGGATATGAACTAATTTGGTGTACAAACGACAAATACTGTGGTAAGTTAATGAAGTTTAACAGAGGTGCCAAATTCAGTATGCACTTCCACGCAGAAAAGGATGAAACCTGGTATGTTCTTGAAGGTAAATTTCTTGTCAAATATATAGATACAGTTAATGCAATTACCCATGAAAAAATACTGAATGTAGGTGATACATGGCATAATCCGCCATTTTTACCTCATCAGGTTTTGTGCATTGAAGAAGGGACTATCATTGAAGTAAGCACCCCTGACTGTGAAGAAGATAATTACAGAATTATCCCCGGCGATAACCAAATGATAGAAAACGATGCAGATAGTTAAGATTGTAGTTAATGGAACATTTGATGTTATTCATCTAGGTCATCTTAGATTATTGGCATATGCACGAACTCACATCAACAGTTTTGTGCATGTCCTAATAGATAGCGATCGTAGAGTTAGAGAATTAAAAGGCCCTACTAGACCTTATAATACGGAATACGAAAGAGCAAGTTTATTATTTGCTCTCAAATCTGTGGATAGAGTTGATGTATTTGACTCAGATCAAGAACTAGAAAATTATATAAAAGATATTAGTCCTGATATAATGATTAAAGGCAGTGATTATCAAGATAAAAAGATTATAGGCGCAGAATACTGTAAAGAGATTATATTTTATGACAGACTCGAAAAATACTCTAGCACTAAAAAAATTCAAGATATTATTGATAGGGGATAGTTGTGAAGATGAATATTTTATCGGCTCGTGTGATAGACTGAGCCCAGAAGCACCTGTGCCTGTTCTCAAGATACAGGAACATTTTACCGCACCAGGTATGGTTGCTAACGTCAAGAAAAACCTACAAGTATTAGAGCAGCGAGTAGATTTCTTAACCAACACTGCTACCATTAAAAAAATAAGGTATATTGATAAAAGATCTGGGCAACATCTTCTCAGGGTAGATGACGAGTCTAATAAAATTACGCCATGGGACAATAATTTTCCTATTATGTTTTTAGGTGGTAAAAAAGATATGTATCATTTTTATGATGCTGTGGTAATTTCAGATTATAACAAAGGGTTTTTATCTTACGAACACATAGAAGGAATTATTAGAGATTATAAATGCCCAGTTTTTATTGATACCAAAAAACGTGACCTCAAGAGGTTCGAAGGTGCTATAATAAAGATTAACCAATACGAATTTGCTAATGTTACATCAATACCTGATAATATGAAAGGACTTATTGTTACAAAAGGAGAGGAAGGTGCAACTTTTGAAGGCATTCACTTTCCTGCAGAAAAAACAGAAGTAGGCGATGTTTGTGGTGCGGGTGATACCTTCTTGGCCTGGTTAGTCTATGGTTATTTAGATTATAAAGGTGATATTCCTAGAGCAATTAAATTAGCGATTAGAGCAGCCAGTGAAAGTGTTAAACACAGAGGTAACTATGCTCCTAAATTTGAAGAAATTATAAATGCCTGATATTGACATAGACTTTGCAGATAGGAAAAAAATTCTTGATATCATTCGTCATGTGCCTGCCACATTAGAAGATGGTAGGCGGCATAATACAGGAATTTATACACATCAAATTCCTGTTAATCCTTTAACAGGCACTGCTAGCATAAATTATAAATTAGCGGAAGAAAGAGGATATTTAAAAATAGATTTTTTAAATGTTGGGATATATAAAAATATTCGCAGTGAAGAACATCTTAATGAATTGTTAAACAAGGAGCCGCTATGGGATTTACTGGAACAGGACGATTTCGTCAACTTGCTATTTCACGTCAACGGACATGGTTCGATCTTAAGAGAAATGAAGCCAAAGAACATATCCCAACTAGCGGAAGTTTTAGCCCTGATAAGACCAGCGAAACGCTATCTGATTGGGAAAGATTGGACTACGGTGATGAACGAGGTATGGACAAAACCTGAGGGTGATGAATATTATTTTAAGAAATCACACGCTACGGCCTATGCGGCTGCTGTAGTAGTGCAAATGAATTTGATCTGTGAATCTATTTCGTACGACTATGCTTGACTGTCCTAATCAATTGTATACTTTTGCGTTTCATTCTTTTTTCGCTGATATCACTGAGATTTACAATAGGACCAAAAACTATACTTACATCTTTAACATTAAACGTTTTAATCAAAGGTCTAAATATAATCATTTCTTTTTTTAGAAATATATTAATTGGAATTTTCCTATTACTTTCCCACCACCATATTTCGCCTAGTTCTAAAAACTTTTGCCTATCTTCGTCACCTTTAATCATAGATAGATCGTAGATGCTGGCTACGTTGGTGTCAAAATTAATAATGATACCTACATATTCCTTGTCATTTGATTTTATACAACTTATGAATGGAAAGTTTTGTTGAAAGTTATTAGACATCCGTTACGATAAATATTGAACTATGCAAGAATTACCAATCTATTTATACGGCAATAATATCGATATTACATTAGATTTGGATAGCACCGTACGGGGGGTAAATGCGGTTATGTATCAACGAGATCTTAAAATACAAAAATCCTTAAAGAACGATGTTAGAATACAGTTTAAGAACAGTGACCAGAAAAAGATTAGAATTTATTCAACCCAAACATTTGTATTCTCAATGTATGATGCAGTTAATCAACGATCAATATTACAAAAAAATTTAACAGTATTGGATGTAGGCACAACATCTACCAAAGGTCTTGCACTTCTCTCATTAAGTGAAAGCGACACCTTAGATCTTGATCGTACAAGTTATTCTTATAGCATCAAGGTTTTAGATGCCTACGGCGACTTTGTACCTGCATATTCAAATACCTATTATGGTGTAAATGGAACTTTACATCTTGAAAATAGAACAGAACCTGTCTTAAGAGACAGTGTGAATGTCAACACATTTACCAAGTCATTTAATGCTGACATTAATTTATATGAGCATAAAAGCGGTAATATCTATGCTAATCCAGAATATAATAGCAATACTGCATTACACACTGCCGCAGTCTACCTAGATGGATATAGAGGAACATTCTCTGTAGAAGGTACGCTGGATAACAGTCCGGGTGCTAGCGGCAATTACACAACCATAACATCTAAAACCTATGCAGCATTTACAGGCACAGATTTTGTAAACTTCAACGGCAATTATACCTATGTTAGATTTGTTCATACACCTGCCCAAAGAGCAGGTGAAGTAGACAATGATAATCCTAGTTACTATGGAATATTTGACAAAGTTCTATACAGAAGTTAAAATATATGTATGAACGAAATACAGGCGGCACTTGTCGCTCTCTTACCTTCTAAGAAAAAACAGACTCCTAGTGGCTGGACAAGTTTTAACGCTCCTTGCTGCCAAAATAGAGGAGAGCGTAGAGATCAAAGACAAAGAGGTGGAATACTGATCAATCCAGCAGGAGGATTTCAATACCATTGTTTTAATTGTAATTTCAAAGCAGGATGGACTCCTGGACATCTGTTAACTGCCAATACCAAAAACATGTTTCGATGGCTAGGACTTAACGAAACTGATCTAGGTAAGTTAACTCTATACGCTTTAAAAATAAAAGATGATCAACCTGTACAAAAAACGCAACAGACTTTTGACCTGGTAGAAAAAGATCTTCCGAAAATGTGTTTACCATTAGCGACGTGGGCTAACGAAAAATTAGACCAAGAACAAGAAAAAGACCTTTTAGAAATTTTTAAATATTTGGTCAATCGTGGAATGAATATAGATTGGTACCCGTGGCATTGGAGCCCAAGTCCAGGATACAAAGACAGAATCATATTGCCATTTTATCACAACGGAAAGATAGTAGGTTATACTGGTAGAAAAATCACTGAAGGTAAACCTAAGTATCTAACAGATGCACAACCTGGGTATGTTTTCAATATTGATAGGCAGACACAGGATAAAAAATTTGTTATTATTTGCGAAGGTCAGTTTGATGCCATTGCCATAGACGGTTGTGCCATTATGCATAATGAGCCAAACAGTGTACAGGTACAGAGAATTAAATCTCTAGACAAAGAAGTCATAGTGGTTCCTGATAGAGATCGTGCCGGTGCAACAATGCTGAAAGCAGCCATAGAAAATGATTGGTCCGTTAGTATGCCGCCTTGGGAATCCGACATCAAAGATGTTGCAGATGCAGTACAACGTTATGGTAGATTATACACATTAACCAGCATTCTATACTACAAAGAAACTAATAAATTAAAGATAGAAATTTCAAAAAATAAATTAAAAAATGCTCAAACCTAACTACAACTATGATGTTCAAAAATTATATCTAGAAATGTTTCTAAGTGATGCTGAAACATTTATTAGATGTCAGAATATTTTCAACCCCAAAAACTTTGATCAACGTCTACAGCATGTGGCTGAATTTATCACACAGTATGTGGATCAATACAAGGTCATGCCTGATCTCAGTCAGGTTAATGCTAGTTGCAACGCCGATCTTACATCATTACAATTACCTAAAGAAAATTATGATTGGCTACTAGATGAATTTGAAAGATTCAGTAGACACAAATCTCTTGAACAGGCTATTCTTAAATCAGCAGATTTACTAGAAAAGGGTGAATATAATCCAGTTGAAAAATTGATTAAAGATGCCATTCAAATCAGTTTGAACAAAGATATGGGCACTAATTATTTTGAAGATCCGCGCGGTAGATTAATGAAACTAAAAGATAGTAACGGACAAATAAGTACAGGCTGGCCAAACGTAGATAAAAAATTGTATGGCGGATTTAATAGAGGTGAACTCAACATTTTCGCAGCAGCGTCAGGAGGTGGTAAGAGTTTGTTCTTAGCCAATCTTGGTGTTAACTGGGCTTTGGCAGGATTGAATGTGGTCTATTTGACTTTTGAACTTTCAGAGAATCTTGTATGTCTTAGATTAGACAGCATGGTTACAGGTGTATCTACAAGAGAAGTTTTCAAAAGCATAGAGGACATTGAACTCAAGGTAAAAATGGTCAGTAAACGTGCCGGCAGCATACAGGTCAAGTACATGCCGTCAGGTAAAAACTGTAATGATATAAGAGCCTATCTCAAAGAATATCAGGTCAAAAGAGGAATTAAACCAGACGTACTACTAATTGACTATCTAGATCTAATGATGCCGTTGACTGTGAAAGTCAGCCCCAGTGATCTATTTGTTAAAGACAAATATGTATCAGAAGAAATTAGAAACTTGGCCATGGAAACAAACTGTATCACGGTTACAGCCAGTCAGTTAAATCGTGCTGCGGTTGAGGAGATTGAATTTGATCATAGTCATATTTCAGGTGGTCTCAGCAAGATTCAAACGGCTGATAATGTCATAGGTATTTTCACAAGTCGTGCAATGAAGGAACGCGGTAAGTATCAGATACAGTTTATGAAAACTCGTTCAAGTTCGGGTGTTGGGCAAAAGGTAGATTTAGATTTTAACGTGGAAAGCCTACGCATAACAGACCCCAATGAAGATGAATCTACCACAAGTTTTAAACAACAAAAAGATAATAGTCCTAGTATCTATCAAAATCTCAAACGAACCAGTGAAACTATAGATCAAGAAACGGGAGAAATAAAAGATCCTACACAGGGAATAAGTGTAAAACCCAACAAGGTTAAAGCCATAGGTGATATTAGATCAATGCTAATGAACTCAGTTAATCCTGAGAAAGATTGAACCACTTATCTACTTCTTTAACACTTTCGTTTTTTATTACGGATAACCATTGTT